TTATACTCTTGGGTATGGAAGCGGAAATCTTCGCTTGATCCACAAAAAGGACTTTTGATCTGGGGGCCAATAGGTGTTGGTAAATCAATCTTAATTCGTGGACTTCAAAGGTATGAAGGCAAGATAAACAGAATGGCATTTGCTTTTGGAAATGACTCATTGGGATTTACTTTCATCTCCGCTGCAGAACTAGCCTTAAAATATGCCGAAAAAGGTCTTGAAGGCATTTCATCGTATACAAATCGTGAGAGAATGCAAAATCTGGCAATAGATGAAGTTGGCCGCGAGCCAATGGACTCTAAGCACTTTGGTACAAGTTTGAATGTTATTCAGACAATACTTCAACTTCGATACGAAGTAAGGAACCAATTTATAACTCACATGACAACAAATCTCAATCCCGATATAGAGTTTGCCACAGTATACGGTGAATACATTGCTGATAGAGTAAAGGAAATGTTTAACGTAATAGAATTGAAGGGGGAAAGTAGAAGATGAAAACAATAGAAAAAGCTGCAGAAGAATATGATTGCATAGAAGCAAAAGAAGTTGTTTGCGGTCAAGCCGGAGATAAAGGACGTCTAGAAGTTTACGAAGCTCAATATTGCTGTGGTATAGCCAGTGAAAAAGGTTTTATTGCTGGAGCTGAGTGGCAGTTAGAAGAAACAAAAGAAATAATGCTTAATAATTTCAGAAAAGTATGTGGTTGTTATGTCAAAGGTAAATGTTCTATAGATTGTGAAGAATGTTCTTTTATAGCATGTGAAACTCTGAATGATTTAATTAAAACTGAAAAAAGTAAATCTAACCAGAAATGAAAAAGTATTTTGGAAAATCCAGATATGAAGTCACTCCATTATTTATGAAGAAATACTCTTTAAGTGAAGAAGATTGGAGTAGACTAACTCAATTGTGGCATGACTATGGTATGAGGCATGACTACTGTCCACAAAGAAGAACACCTGCAAACCATTACTTCTTGCAAGGAATATTAGAGCACTTAACAGTAGAGTGGAATACATGGGAGTTTAAAATGCACCCAGAATTAAAGGAAATAATAAAGAAGAGTTTTCCACAGTTAATGGTTACTGACCACGAATTTGATATTGACTAATTTAAAATTAGCCCGATATTGCGGGAAGAGATATTGGTAAATATTTGTGTGAGTACAATGTTAGGGAAAATTGTTTGCTCTGATAATGGTTAATATTCTAAAGATGAATTGATATTTTTAGAAAAGTTTTATAAAATTCTCTTTTATCGATAAAACTTTTTTTTGTTAATTTGTAGACTTTCATTAAATCATTATTTATAACTATGGAACAATACAAATTTTCAGATATCAATTTATCAGATCCTTTCTTTGATTCATTAAAAAGCGATTATCCTGAATTCTCAGATTGGTATACTAAGAAATCCGTAAACGGTGCTAAAGCATACGTTCAGAAAAATAAAGAAGGAATGTTACAGGCTTTTCTTTATATGAAAAAAGAAACAGAAGAAGTAACAGATGTAAACCCGCCTATGCCAGCAGCTATCAGATTAAAAGTCGGAACTTTTAAGATTGATGCTCACAACACTAAATTAGGAGAATCTTTCGTGAAGAAAATAATGCATTCTGCATTACATATAAAGGCGGAAGAAATATATGTGACAATTTTTGAAAAGCATGAAGGGTTAATAAGGCTACTTAAAAGGTACGGTTTTATTGAATATGGAACAAAAGGTGAAGGGGAATCTCCAGAATTAGTCTTTGTCAAAAGTATGGTCGTTAAAAATAATGATATATTAACGGATTATCCTTTTATACATACAGAGGATAAGCGAAAATTTGTATTGTCAATATGGCCTAAATATCATACCTCGTTATTTCCAGATTCAATACTAAACAATGAAGAACGAGCAAAAGATTCTTTAGTTAAAGATGTTACACATACAAACAGTATCCATAAGATTTATATATGTAAGATGGATGGTGTTGATCAACTTAAAAAAGGTGATTTGCTATTAATATATAGAACATCTGATGGAAAAGGTTCTGCTAGATTCAGAAGCGTTATTTCGTCTGTATGTGTCGTTGAAGAGGTGAAAACTGCAAAAGATTTTAAATCTATTAATGAATATCTGAAATATTCAAATGCATATAGTATCTTTGATGAATCAGAACTAAAGAAATTGTATTATCAAAAAGGCATGGCTGTTATTAAAATGACATATAACGCCGCGTTTGATAGGCGAGTAACTCGAGGAGAGTTAATAGATGGTGTCGGACTGTCTGAAGATCAATATTGGGGCTTCTTTCAAGTAACCGATGAGCAATTTAAAGATATAATATCAAGAGGAAAAGTTAATGAAAGTATTATTGTCAATTAAACCGGAATTTGTTCGCGAAATATTTGCAGGGACAAAAAAATATGAATATCGAAAAGCTATATTTACCAAAGATGTAGATAAAGTCGTCGTATATTCGACAAAACCTGTAGGTATGATCGTGGGTGAATTCACTGTAGAAAAAATTTTAGAAGAAAATCCTTGTGTGCTTTGGGAACGTACCCATGAAGCCTCAGGGATTACAAAGGACTTTTTTGATCAATATTTTGAAGGTAGAAAACGTGGTTACGCACTTAAAATTTCATCTCCAAAATTATATAATGATCCAATAAATCCCTTTGAGCTATTCTCTTCATTTGTGGCACCGCAATCATTTAAATATATAAGTAGTGAAGAGCTAGAACCAAAGTTTTCTTTTGAATAATAAAATAGATTTTCGTATATAAGTAATGCTAGTTAGTCCGAAATGGATTATCTAGCATTTTTTTATAAATTTATAAAAAGCCTTGATTACAATAGTAGTCAGGGCTTTTTTAATAACTATAATATGAGTGTAAATAAAGAGATCAGTAAACATGTGCTCGAATTAGCTAGACATACAGCAATTCGGGCACATTTTCTTTCTACTAAAGAAGAATTTAGAATGTACACCTCAGCTATTTACTCTGCAATAATGTGGGGTAAGAAAATAGACAGTGAGAATAGTGAAATACGACAAAAAGATACGTCCGTAAAATAGAAAGAGGCAGCACCCACACGACTAAGCACCACCTCCTTTGAACATAGTACAAATATACTACTAATTTTTAAAATAGCGTACTATGTTCAGCGAAATATCAGAGCTAAAAACAATACGAGAACAAAAGAGAAGACTTTCAGAACGTGAAGCCGAGTTATCTAATCCTATCTTATCAGATTTAAACTTTATCCCAAAAGTATATCAGTGGTTCAATGAGATCTCAGAGAATAGAGATTGCCCGCCAAGAAGAGACAGCGTAAGATCCAGAAAGCAATTTATCTTTATTATCCTGTTCCTTTATTCACCAAGTGTACTTGCAGGCGGTAAGATGCCTAAAGGACTAAGAAAGGCTATATCTGATGCCGTAAACCTGCATTCAGAATCTACGGTAAGCGATAACTGTGCAGATGTAGTGTTCTTATATCAGAACTACAAGGACTTTCGTAGAGATATAGACTATGTCTATAATGAGATAATTGATAGGTTGAAAGTGGAGAGAGGAGAATTGTAAACCGGAGATTAATTCTCCGGTTCTTTAATTTGTAGTTTAGGTAGAAAGAAACTTAGAAGATCTTGTATGCTACTCTGAGTATTATGTATTAAAGTAGCAAAGTTACTTACATAATCATAATATTCTAACTCTACTTCCTCTAATGCCTTGAATCTATTAGCATATGTTATAATTTCATTAGCTGCAATGCTAGAAGAGTACCTACCTTTATATTTTTCAATGAAGTAACTTAATTCTTTTACACTTCTTAACACCTCTCCATCTCCTGTTGAAATAAATCCATCTTTTATATCCTCTTGAATACAGTTGTTGCAATCAATTAGAAGATTAATTAGTTGTGTATCTATCTGGTTACAGTAATTAATAATTGATTTAGAATGCTCAAAATCTTTTTGTAGATTAATTTTAAATAGCTCCAGAGAACTACTATATGAGCTTTTGACAGATTCGATCTCTTGAGTTATTTTTCCAATATCTTCTTTAGTAGCTAAGTTTTTACCTTTTTCCTTGAAATAACTAATGATATATTGTACTAATCCACTAATTATAGCGAATAATACAAATTGTAACCAATAGGGCATAATTTAGTCCTCCTTTATTTTTTCTTTTGTTCCAATTCTCCATCAATAGTACAAATATTATTATAAGATCATATTGATGCCACAAAAGTAGATAAAATTTATCAATCTATTTCGATTCATAGCCAAGTTATAATCATTGAGAAAAGTTTGAGTATTCTTTAAAGCTAACGACAACAAGCCAATTGTCGTGAAAGGAGAGTGGTTATATTTAATCGCTCTCTTTATGTTTAGTACCTTTGGATATAAGTGAAAATAGACAAAGTAATGCAAGATAGCACCGACATTCAATTAACTCCAAAACAAGAACGTTTTTGTTATGAGTACTGCATAGATTTTAATGCAACTCAGGCAGCTATAAGAGCAGGTTACAACGTGAAAACAGCATATTCAATAGCATCCGAAAACCTGAGAAAACCTCAAATTCAAAGCAGAATTAAAGAAATGCAGGATAACCTAGCCCAGACAGCAGGAATAAGCGCATTAAGGGTTCTTAAGGAGCATGAGAAGATAGCATTCTCTTCAATAGCCAACATGCATAACAGCTGGATAGAAAGAACTGACTTTAACAAGCTGACAGATGATCAGAAGGCTTGCATAAAAAACATATCCACAAAGGTGCTAAAGAAGAATATCGGAACAGCAGACAGTCCGGAGATAGTAGATGTAGAGTTCGTGAAGATAGAACTATATGATAAGCAGAAAAGTCTTGATTGTATCAATAGAATGTTAGGCTTTGATGCACCAATCAGACAGGATGTAACTACTAATGGCAATGACATAACCCCACAGAGTGTAAACCTGAATATTGTCTATAACAAGAAAGAAGATATTGATCTTCAAAGTAAATCAGTTGACCTAGAAGAATGCAAGGAGAATTGAACATAAAAGGAACTCCTGTACTTGCCAGAGCATTTAAAGCTCTTAATACAGGTAGGTTCAATGTGATGGTCTTTGAAGGCGGATCGCGTAGTTCAAAGACTTATTCTCTTATTCAGTTCTTCATTCTCTACGCAATCAATAATAGGCACAGAACCAACCGTGTAGTGATCGCCAGAAAGAAAGGAACTTGGCTTGCCTCTACAGTCTGGAACGACTTCAAAGAGATCCTTCTTTCTCATGGACTCTTTAATGACTGCAAGATAAATAACTCCGTAAAGATTATCCGTCTCTATACTACCACATTTGAATTTATTGGCCTTGATGATGTACAGAGGCTTCATGGACTAACTACAGATGTCTTCTGGATCAATGAAGCAATGGAAGCTTCAAAAGACGACTTTGACCAACTAGAGCAGAGATGTACCCGCTTCTCTATTCTGGATTATAACCCATCTGCAGAGGAACACTGGATATACGACAATGTATGTAAGCGTGAGGATTGTTACTTCGATCACTCAACCATGCTTGATAATCCATTCATACCGGAGAACATGAAGCGTAAAATCCTCTCTTATGAGCCTAATGAATACAACTACGCTCATGGTACGGCTGATAAACGTAAATGGCTGATCTACGGATTAGGGAAAAGAGCGAAGATTGAAGGACTTATCTTTGAGAATTACACGATTATCAAGGAGGTGCCGATATGGGTTAAGAGGCGTTGGCAAGGTCTTGACTTTGGGTATAGTTGCTTTGTTGGTGATACTTTAATAGAAACAGCCAATGGATCTGTACCTATCAGAAATATCAATCGTGGAGATATGGTTTTAACTCGATATGGATATAGAAAAGTACTGAATGTATTTAATAACGGATACAAAAAAGTTGTCGAAAAAGAAATAGACGTTAATTCTGAAAAGAAGAGAATAACAGCAACCTACAATCATAATTTTAATGTAAATAATAAATGGAAGAAGTACGGAGACTTAACAAAAGGGGACAATCTGTATATATTGTCTCATTCAACGGAAAAGAATACAAAAGATACCCTTCGGGGAAACATCCAAACTACTATTACCTTAAATGGAAGGAATCAGGGAAATATTTCTCAGAGCTATTGCATCATGCAGTTTATAAATACTATAAAGGAGAGATTCCAGAAGGTAAGGTTATACATCATGTCGATTGTAATCCTCTTAATAACTCAATTGATAATTTACTTGCAGTCACTATTTCTGAACATGCAAAAATACATGCAGTCCTTCCAATATTCAATAAGACTCATGGCAAAGAAAATAGTAAAAAAAACGGTTATAGAAAAGATAATTGGAATATTAGGAGACAAAAAGTGCTTGATGAATTACAGAAAGAAACAAGAACCTGTAAGAACTGCAATGCACCATTTACTCCGACCAACACTCATCAGAGATTTTGTTCAAAAGAATGCCATCATCGTTGGCAATATAATGCAGAAGAACTCAATGTTGAATTTGAGTGCCAAAGCTGTGGTAAAAAGTTTATGGGGAATAAATATCTCAAACCAAAAACATGCTGTATTAAATGCGCAAATCAATTATCAGTCGATAACAGAAATAAAAACCGTCTCCAAAGATCAAATGAGAGAGGTTTATGATATTGAAGTAGAAGATGTTCACGAATATTTTGCAAACGGAATATTGGTGCATAACTGTGATCCCTCAGCCTGTTCAGAAGTGGGATTTCTTGATAATGGAATCTATATTGATGAAGAGTTCTATAAAACAAATATGCTCTCTACTGACATCATAAACGATTTGAAGTTATTCCCCAGAAGAAAGATATGGAGTGAATCTGCTGATCCACGTTTATTGAAAGAGATTTATAACGCAGGGTTTAATATTCATCCAGTAAAGAAGTTCCAAGGATCTGTAAAGGCTGGGATCGATTTCATGCAGGGCAAGAAGTTATTTATCACTGAAAACTCTGTTAACGCAAAGAAAGAGCTGGATAACTACACATGGCAACAAGATAAAAACGGCAAATGGCTTAACGAACCTGAGGACAATTTCAATCACTGTTTTACAGGCGACACATTAATCAAGACAAAAGACGGCCAAAAACGTATTGATGAAATAGAAATAAACGATATTGTTTTAACTTCAAAAGGCTATAAACCAGTGAATAAGGTCTTTGATAATGGATACAAGAAAGTGTTACATGTTAAATTAATATTTGACACGTTTGTTATTGACGTTAAAGCAACATCAAACCATAAATTTAAAACAAAAAATGGATGGAAAAAATTAGAACAATTGACGAAGGGGGACATATTATTCACTTTATCGAGTTCAACGGAAAACGCTACGCGTATAGTAACCAACAAAAGAGGTACAGAAGTATCGGTAACGGATACACCCAGCTTGGAAAAGATATATGGGAATTCTATAATGGAAAGTCTCCTAAGGGATATGTCTGCTGCTATAAGGATGGTGATTCTACAAATGTCGATATTAGCAATATTGAAATGGTTTCCGTTAAGGAATCACGCGCAAGATTCCTTAACAAAAGGGAAGATATTGAATCACAGACATTCAATGGAGAAAACTTTTATCGATATTCCAAAGAGCACTATTTCTCAAAAGGTTGCATCAAAATGCATCAATATGTCTGGTCTTACTACTATGGGGATATTCCAAAGGGATACGAAGTACATCACAAAGACTTTAATGCCGCTAATAATTCCATTGACAACCTTATTTGCATTTCATCTAAAGAGCATAAACAAATTCATAGAGAAAGGTTTAAAGAAGTTGGAGCAAGTGAAAAGATGCGTAAAAACTTGGATGCAATCAGAAACCAAACAAAAGCTTGGCACGCAAGCGAAGAAGGCAGGTTATGGCATTCAGAACATGGGAAAAGGATTGCTATCACAAGAGAAGAAAAAGAATTCGTCTGCGAAGTTTGTGGAAAACATTATAAGTCAAAGCAATACGCAACTAAGTTTTGCTCAAATGTATGCAAATCAAAATACAGAAGAATGGCTGGGCTTGACAATGAAGAACGAGTATGCGAGTGGTGCAGCAAAACATTCATCACAAACAAATACAGTAGAGCAAGATTTTGTGGAGGAGAATGTTCTGGAAGAAATCTTAGTTATCAACGACTCAATAGAGAACGTATATGATATTGAGGTGGATGAAGCGCATGAATACTTTGCAAATGGCGTATTAGTGCATAATTGCATCGATGGGGTTCGGTATGTCTGCCTAATGGAATTGATGGGAAGAAAAGAGATTATTAATGATTATAAAGGTGTTTTTCGCTAAATATTGATGATATGAGTATTGAGGAAATTTTTAATCTGGGAGAAGAAGCTTTAATTATCGAGCAGCTAAAGAAAAGAGCCACTCCATTACCTAGTTATGATAAACTTATTGCAGACTGGGAACCAGATAAACACGATGTTATGGACAAAGAGAAACGTCCAGATAATGTACGGATAAAGAAAGACAAATGGACGGATAGTAAAGGGGTGGAACATCCGGCGGAAACAGAACCTGATCCGGTGAATAGAATACCTTTGCCGCTTGAGCAGGATATCGTGAATATCCATACCGCTTTTACTGTTGGTACCGAGCCTAAACTAAACTGTGCTCCGTCTAATGATGAAGAAAAAGAGCTCTTCACAGTAATTCAGACTATAGGTAAGAAGAATAAGCTTAAATACCATAACAAAAGAGTTGTAAGGTCATGGCTCAGTGAAAAAGAAGTAGCCGAATATTGGTATGTTGTTAAGGATGATTCTTTCTGGAAAAAAACTCTTGCCAAGATCAAAAATGCTATTGGGCTTAAAGCAAAAGCTCAGTATAAATTAAAAGTAGCTATCTGGTCACCATTCAGAGGGGATAAACTCTATCCTCTAAAGGATGAATTTGGCGATTTAATAGCTTTCTCGCGTGAGTATAAGGTTAAAGTAGACTCGACTACCGAGATAACCTATTTCATGGCTGTAACCGATACAAAAGTGTATAAATGGAAATTGGATGCAGACTGGCAACGCATTGATGAGTTTAGCCATGGATTCTCAAAGATTCCTGTAATATTCACAGATAGAAAAGAAACACTCTGCCAAAAGATTAAAAAGATCCGTGAACGTATAGAGACACTTTTATCTAATTACGCAGACTGTATAGATTATAACTTCTTTCCCCGCTTAGTGATGGAAGGTGAGGTTATAGGTAACCCGACGAAAGAGAACGGCCAGATGATCAAGATAGACTCTGACGGCACAGGCGGCCAAAAGGTTTATTACCTGACATGGAATCAGACACCGGAAAGCGTAAAGCTAGAGCTTGAAAATCTCATGGAGAAAGCATACTCACTTACTAATACCCCGCGGATAAGCTTTGAGAACCTCAAAGGTACCGGAAGTGCATTATCAGGGGTAAGTTTTAGATATGTTTTCATGGGTATGCACATGGCCGTAGAGAATCATGCAGAATCCTTAGGTGAATACCTGCAGAGAAGATATAATTTCCTTATTAGTGCTGTAGGCTCTCTTAATTCCCAGTATCTAAAAGCTTCTGAAACTCTTGATATAGAGCCGGAGATTGTACCATATATGATTGATGACATGGACTCAAAGATAAAATCAGCTCTGGATGCTACAGGTCAGCCAATAGCTTCTTTAAGAACCGGAGTTGTACTTGCCGGAATAGTTGATGAATCTGTGGTTGATGAAGAGGTTAAGAAGATTGAAGAAGAACAAAAGAATAAAACTCAAGAGAGTGCATTTCCAATGGCCGAAGTAGCATAATGTCACTAATTATATATTTAATGAAGTAAAATATAATTTCAAATATAGCTAAAATCCCAGTATTTTACAGAATTAAACTTGACATTAAAGTAAATATATAGAAATGAATACCTACGATAAACAACACCTGTCAAATATAGATTATTACATGAACGAGATTAATAATCTGTATGATGCAATGATTGCAGATATCGCAGCCATGGCAACAGGTGTGTATATATCGGGAGCATTCTCCTTTGATCGTTTTCCATCACTCAAAAAACGAGTAGAAAAGAGGCTCAGTGATGGCGGGAAGAAGATCATCATTACTATTCAAAACGGCATCAGGGGTTCATGGGATATCTCAAACAGAAAAAATGATGAACTTGTAGCCGGATTGATAAAGAACCCTCCTAAAGCATATAGTCAACGGAATTTGGAAGCTTTAAAAGCTTTTCAGATCAGAAAAGTAAAAGGATTAAGAGTATCAGATCGTGTTTGGAACATACAGGGAGAGTTTAAGAAACAGTTAGAACAAGCAATTCAGACAGCTATAACGGAGGGCATGAGTGCTCAAACCTTATCTCGGGAAATTAGAGGATTACTTAATAATCCGGATTCTCTTTACAGGCGAATACGCAGAAATGGGAATCTGGTAACATCAAAGAAAGCTTTGTTATATCATCCCGGACAAGGAGTTTACCGTTCTTCGTACAAGAATGCCTTACGTTTAGCTGGCCATGAGATAAACAAAGCCTATCGTGAAGCGGACTGGATCAGATGGCGCCAGCTCGACTTTGTGGTAGGCTTTGATATCACAACAACACGCTCAAAAGGTGTTTGTCCTCTATGTGGTCTATTGGCCGGAAGGTACCCCAAAGAGTTTAGGTTCACCGGATGGCATATTTCTTGCAGATGTATTTGTACACCTGTAATTGTCTCTGTTACGCACTTTGATAAACTCACTGAGAATCCGAAGAATGGAGAAAAATCAAAAAATGCACAGCCTCCAATGCCAAAGAACTTCACTAAATGGTTTGGGGAGAATCGCGAAAGTGCTGAAAGATCACTCCCTGACTGGCTCACAGATAATCTGCACTTATTTTAAATAGTTTTTAGGTCTAATTATTACTATTAACTATCTAGTAATTAAATATTAATATTACTTATTTCTAAAAAATAGAATATATTTTTGAAATACAAAAATAAAGAATTATATTTGCATTAAATATTTATAGTAATGAGAATTATCGCACATAGAACTTTAGTTATATTTTATAGAAAACATGCGGATGCAGAAACAGCACTTGAAGAATGGTTCGATAAAACGAATAGAGCGGATTGGGATTGTGCTGCTGGTGTTAAAGAAACATTTAATACTGTTGATAGCGTAGGCAATCAGCATTATGTTTTCAATATAAAGGGTAATGATTACAGGCTTGTAGCTGTAATAAAGTTCAAAATTAAAATGGTATATATCCGTTTTATAGGTACACATAGCGAGTATGATAAAATAGATAGTACAAAAATATAAGATTATGGCAAAGATAACAACTGAAATAGCTTATAAAGCGACAATGGAAAGAATAGAAGAACTTCTTCTCCTTGTAGATGATAATACCCCGTTAGATGATAAAAATCTAATAGAATTAGAGCTTCTTTCAAATCTTGTAGCTGATTATGATGATGAACACTATCCAATTAAGAAGCCTTCCTTGATGGAAGTAATTAAGCTTCGTATGTACGAATTGGGGCTTAATCAGAATAAGCTTTCTGAACTTTTAAATATTAGCCCATCACGGATTAGTGAATATTTATCAGGAAAGAGTGAGCCGACATTGAAAGTAGCTAGAGATATCAGCAAAAAATTGAATATAGATCCTCATATTGTATTGGGAGTATGAAAACCATAGAAGTCGTCGTTGAACATGCAGGAAAGAATTTGATTTGAAATTTAAGATAGACATAATTGAATCTAATATATCGCTATAATGGATGCTATTGTTAAACAAATTTTAAGCTATTTATCTGACAAAACAAAGTCATTAACTCGTAAAATTATAGGAACTTTGTTGATTATCTTGGTTGTTTTAGGAGTAGACAATTGTTGTGGATTCTCTTACTATTTTATTAGCAATCAAAAAATCGAACATATAAGAAAAATTGAAGAAACTAAATCATATTGCAAAAACAATCCTAAACTTCTGGATTATATTAATGGGATAGAGTTGGAAGCATTAAACCGCAAAAATGTATTTCAATTGTTTGGTGATTTATTTGATAGAGTTAATATTGATACTTATAAAAAAGATAATTTGCAATCAGATACTCAACCTCTTGAATCTAACGGTATAAACCACTTTTTTAAAAGTCTATTTCCTGAATACCCAAATCGCTCTCAGTTATGGCATACTTTGACATCATCAGCATTGCCAATAGCTTCTTTGGTTTTTATTTCAATACTACTTCTTCTAATCTTACCATTTATTAAAATGGATGATAAATTAGCAGCTTTTTTGGGAGCAATAATTTTATGGCTTATTCTCGCTGGAATGACTTGGTTCTTTCAGTGGTTATGGGGATTGCTTCCAATTATTCTTAACAGGGCGTATATAAACTATACATTGCAGATACTAGTACAGATATTATTTTGCATATGGTTATGGAAAATCTCAAAAAAAACTAAAGAAAATCAGGTTACAAAATAATATATAAGGCATTGTTTAGTAATAATGTGCTTACATAGTCTAATAGGACTCATTAACAATATAATCATCTGAAAACGTACTTAGGTATGCCTTCATAGAACGTTCAGCACTTTCAATAGAAGAACTTTGTTTTGAAGGTAGATAATAACCAGCTATAGGAGAAGGTTTATAATGATGATCTACATTCCAATAGATGTACTCATTTACAGTATATATCTTACCATAAACAATCATAGAACCATCATTGAAAACATCATAGCTGTGTTCTGATATAATTTTTAGAACTTCTTTCTTCATAATTTTTATTTATTATTCATTTACAAAAATAAGCATTATTGTCATAAAACCATGTTTTTACGACAATAAATCAATTGTCGTGTCTAATCATCTTAAAAACTTCACAATCACTCACATATAAGATACTTTTATATCACGAAATTTTAATTAAAATTCATACGGTATGAAAGAAAAAATCTTAGCTGCACTCATTACCAAATTCCAAGGGATTGACGAAGCTATTTTAACCCGTATTGCTGAAAAGAAAGCAAACGGTGTAACGGACGAAAGCCAAATACCTACAATCATTGAGGGAGTTAGCTTTCAGGACGTGTTAACTTATTACGGTGATTTCCGTGCAGGGGATGCTCAATTATCGTCAATTAGAAACTACGAGAAGAAGCATAACCTTAAGGACGGTAAACCCATCGAAACTCCAAATCCTAATCCGAACCCTAATCCAGAACCTCCAAAACCAGATGACTTATCAGCTATCATCGCTAGTGCAGTGAGTGCAGCTGTTAAACCTCTTTCTGAAAAGCTTGCAGGCTTTGAACAAAAAGAAGCACAGACAAAACGCAGTACTGATATTCTGGCTAAAGCAAAGGAATATGGTATTCCTGAATCATTTGCGACTAAATTCAACATCACGGAAGAGGCTGATCTGGACGAATATTTCAAGGGTATGAAGCAAGAGTTTGCAAATATTGGATTTGAAGGTGTTACGCCGCCAGAATCAGGCTCAGGAGCGGGTGGAGGAAGCGAAATCGCTGACCTGATCAGTGCAGGCACAAAACAAATTGTCGAACAAAAAAAGTAAAAGACTATGGCAGCAGGTACAAAGTATAATCTGACACCAGAAAAAGAGGTGCAGGAGTTTTACCGCGTTGAAACAGGAGTAAGAAAGACAGGCCCGTATAAGTTGGATATAACCAACCTCGCAGTTGGCTCTTTTCTTTCGGTACTTACTCCCGTACAGGTAGATTTGAAAGCTCACACAATGGTTGTTGTGAGAAATGTAAGAGTAGTTGAGAAGTACGTCTCAGGGGATACAGCTTTATCAATCAAGATTGCAAAGGGATCTTTGGCTTATACAGGTATGTTCCTAGGGAACGGCTCAAAGGGGGCTGAAGTATCAGCTATTGACAAATCAAATTCGGACTATGATGTTGTTTCAATTAAAGCAGCATTTGGAGTGGATATAGATGCCGATACAGTTCTGTTTGAAGCAACAGCAGTCGGAGGAACAAAGAAAAAGAATACTGCAAACTTCGTTCTCTATGCACGCACAAAAGTAGAAAATGATGGAGCTGTTCTTGCTACTCTTCTTATGCAGGCTTACGAGATTAAGGAAAGTAAATTGATCCTTCCTATTCATGACTTGGATAAAGCAGGTTTGACAAGCCGCTTTCAATTCGATTATTAATTATTAAAGTAAAGCAAGATGAATTTGACAATACAGACTTTATTTGAAGATCCTAGAATAGTAAACGCGGTGATTGACCGTGTTCTCCAACAAAGATTGGATACAATCTATTGGAAACAATATGGAGACTTCCTTGAGACAAAAACGAGGGTATTTAAAACTTATCTGGGTACAGTTACTGGTGTTACAGCAGGTTCTATCATTGGTAAGAATGACCAGAAGCCATTAAGAGAAAGACGAAATCTCGGAAGTGGTTATTCTGAAATTGCTTACTTGGGTGACCGTTACCAGATGGATATTGAGCGTTTGTCTCAGTTACAGGATATCATCGATAAGTTTAATGCTGCTAACACAGCAGATCAGAAAACTATTCTGGAAGAGATTATCAGTTTTATTACGGACGACTATCGCCAAATCCTGCTTGCGCCTCATAAAAGGATGGATATCGTTGTAGGTGAATTGATGATGACTGGTAAGTCTCAGGTACACATGGCTGACAACAAAGAAGGTCTTACACTTCTTGATATTGATCTTCCATTTAACTTCATAACACCGTCAAAAGCTGATGTAACAATTGATGGAAAAACAATGTTTGTTACTTATCTTCAAAGACAGATCGAGGCTTTGAAACCTAAGTATGGAGTATTCCAGAAGATGATTATGTCTCGTGGTACATTCGTTAAGAATATCATTGGTTCTGCTGAGTTTGCAGACAAGTATAAGATGATTCTTGGTAGTGCACAGTTTGATCTTACAGCTGGGTTAATCACTTCTCCTATGGCTTCTCAGGTATTCCAAGGAATAGGACTTCCTGCAATTGAGATCAAAGAGGATTATGTAGAAAATCAGAACGAAGAGAACGTTCAGATTTATGCAGATGATCACATTACTTTGTTGCGTGATGATAAGGTAATGAAGATGCGCCATCATAAACCCTACGTGTTGACAGATCCTGTTCCTAATAGGAATTATACCCAGTCAGAAGGTCAAATGACAGTGTGCAATTATCGTGATGAAGAGGGTAGATACATGGAATATACTGCAGAGTGGATTCCAGAGTTTACGGCTCCAAATAAGATTGTTTCACTCGATCTTACTACGATGAACGCATGACAGTAAAAGACTACATAGTAGGTAGATTTCAGTCCTTCGGGGTTAAACTCTCGGAGGCTGATCTTCTTGATATAACCCAGAATGGAAATGAGGAAATTACTTCTGAGAATATCAAAGAAATTCAGATTGCAATAACCAGATTTATTCCTTCTCTTTTAGCAAGACCTAATATCTCAGAAAGTGGTTTTTCTCTTACCAGAGCGCAAAGTTCTGATATAAAGGATTACTATAAGTATCAGTGTAAAGTGCTTGGTTTAGAGAATGTTTTTAAAACAAAAATAAGTTTCTCATGAACTACTCTCCCCATATATTAAAAGTCTGTCATCCCGGACAATCTTCAACTGATGATGAAGGTGTAACTACTATCGGGGATCCTACATGGGAAACTATCGGAACATGCAGATGTGATGATAATGGAGGATTGAAACAGATTGGTGTCAACGGACAAGCATATACGTACAATTATCACATTGTTTATGAAGGCTCTAAAATCCCGATCGGAACAAAAATACGTGCGTTGGAAGCGGACTCAACTATACGCGGAGAAGGTGAGGTTATAAAGTCAAGTAAGTGTAACTTCTTAAATTATGCAGAGATATGGCTATAGTTCAAATGAATGATATCCAAAAAGAATTCGATGAAAAATTCAAAGAGTTAAAGGCTGCAGTTAAGACAAAACTTGCTGTTGAGGGGGAGAATGCAGTTGCTTATGCTCGTAGAAACGGTGATTACGAGGATAGAACTGGAAATCTTAGAGCCGGAGTAGGGTATGCTGTGTCAGATGATGGGGTTGATTCTATAGGAGCAAACACAAAGACCGAGCAGTTCATAAAAAGTCAGGATACGTCCGGAATTTCTTTGGTTTTGGCCGATGGAGAGGACTACGGAAGCTATGTAGAGGCGAAAGGATATGATGTGTTGAGCATGGCAAAGTTACAGGCAGAAGAAAATATTAAAAAAGCATTGAAATGACGACAAATGATGTAAAAGGGATTCTCTATAAGATAGTAAATGCTTCTGCTTTGGGATCTATTCCAATTTACAGAGATGTTCATCCGACAGTGAAAACCAAAGAAGAGGCTACAGAGAGAATCGTGATCAACTGTCTAGGCTTGAATAACGCTCCTTGGAAGAAAGGATATGCCAATGTGAACATATTCGTGCCATATCTCAAAGAAGCTGATTATGACCAGCCCGATGTGAATAGACTTTCAGCTTTGGAAACTATCGCCACAGATCTATTCAAGAGTATTTATGACAAAACGAAAGGTAAATGCCTGATTGAGACAGAAGAGATAAAACAAGAAGAAGATAAACCTACATGGAGCTACTTTATTAATGTGAGATTAAAAATTCAAGTATCAAATTTTAGTTTATAATGTTATGGGAAAAATATCAGCAGTTTATATCAAGCAGTTGTTTTACGGTGATCCATTTACAACGGTTGCAGATCCTACAAAGGGCCTAACAGGGGCAGAGATCTTTGCTCATGCATGGACTCCGGTAACAAATATCCATGGAGAGACTTTCAAATATGAGGAAGCAGAGCCTACAGTTACCAAGTATAAAAATCAATTGACAGGCAAGAATTACCGTCAGACAGTTGAAGAAGGAGATGTTCAAATGACATTCACCATTGGTGAGTATGACTATGCAACAAAGGCAGCTTTACAGGGCGGTGTAGCTACAACAACATCTTGGGAACGCCCATCAAAGGCTCAAACAATTTATAAAGCACTCAAGGGTGTAACTGCCGATGGTGTAGTAATAGTATTTCCTAAAGCTGCCATTGTAGGCCGTGGTGCAGATAGTGACAAAGCTATTGGTTTAGCTGTTGCTGGTACCGCTATGGATACGGGCATAGAAGGCTTAGCCTCAGAAAAGTGGCTTGATGAATCAGAAGTCAAAGCTGGTGCATAATCACACGAAACTACTAATCCAAGGGAGTGGGCTTCTGCTCATTCCCTTTTTTAATTTAAAAACATGAACGAAGCTTCAAAAATAATATCCGAATCTTTAAGCGGAACTAACTTTAAGACAGTTCTATTAGCAGGTAAGGCATATACTATATATCCTCCTACAATAAAGATTATAGTTAGGGCTTTAGGGCCACTTTCTCAAATTGATATGAATGACAAGCAAAACGAATTAAGTGTAATTGGTGAAATACCTTCAAATGCGCCTCATATGATAAAATCTATTTCTGCATTCATTGTCGGAGATGTCAATAATTGGAGATGGAAAGCTCATAGACTGGGAAGGCAACTTGAAAAAGCGACTCCAAAAGAACTGAACGAGGCTCTTAAAACTGCTGTAGGATTAATACAAGGGCAAGATTTTTTCGATTGTGCCGCCTTAGCTCAGAACGTAGTAAAGATGGCGGCAAGTCAGAAGTAATAGGAAATGAAACACTACTTGGACAGATCGCATCATTTATCGAGAATCTTCATTTGAGCTACAAAGAAGTATTTGAAGAAATCCCTTATCAGAATCTTATTTTGATGCAAAAAGACAAACTTCATGGGACAACAGGCGATGTTATTCAGGAAATTTCAGGAAAAGATATGTTATCCAAAAAGAAAAAGTAATGGCAGAACTATATTTTAAAATAGGGGCCGATTTTGAGAAGGTCCAACTTTTAAGAACTAGAATAGACGAGCTTACCGAGAAACTTAAGAATATGGATCAAGCAACAGATCCTAAAGGTTTTAGAAGGCTTGAGAAACAACTCCAATCAACTACCAAAGAGTTTAATTCTTTGGTTTCTCAGGCTGCAATTGCCGGAGCACAGCTTAAAAAAGCTAATCAAGATGCCGGAGATTCAACAAAAGGCTTTGGTGATTTAAATTCAGTCTTAATGAAGATTGGAGGAACCGCAGCTTTGACAAAACTTGGTTCTGATATCGTACAGGTCAGGGGAGAATTTCAACAGTTAGAAATCGCTTTCACCACTCTTCTAGGTTCAAAAGAGAAATCTGATGTACTAATGAATCAAATGGTTGATACGGCCATGAAAACCCCTTATTCGTTGCAAGGTATGGCCACAGGTGCCCGTCAATTGCTTGCTTATGGATTCGCTGCAGAAGATGTGAATGAAGTCTTAGTGCGCTTGGGAAACGTAGCTTCTGGACTAGGACTTCCACTCGAAAGGTTAACATATCTATACGGTACCACTCGCGTACAAGGCAGATTATACGCACGAGATATGCTTCAATTTACAACTTCCGGTATTCCTTTGTTACAGAAACTGGCTGATATGTACGGTGTCTCAACTGATAAGATCAACGATATGGTTACAGCCGGAAAGATTGGCTTCTCTGATGTTGAAAAGGTCTTTAAATCCATGACCGATCAGGGAGGGATGTTTTATAATCTTATGGAGAATCAGAGCAAGTCGTTTACCGGACAGATTTCAAATATTAAAGACCAGCTCGGCAAAGCCTTAAATGATTTCGGTAAATCAAATGAAGATATTATAAATGGTGGCTTATCCGGGGTAAAATCTCTTATAGATAATTATGAGACAATAGGTAGAATTCTTGTAGGATTGATTGCTACTTATGGAACCTATAAGACAGCGGTAATGATTGTTACTACTGTTCAAAAAGAACAGGCTGCAATTAATGCTATGATTGCAGCTTCAAATGGCATTTTCAATACTTCCTTAGCTGCTCAATGGCTATGGACGGAAAGGCTACAAAAGGCTCAAGCTTTTCTAAACAAAACATTGCTAACCAATCCTTATGTCGCTGTTGCTACAGCTGTAGCAGCCTTAACAGCTACTATATTACTTTTAAATGATGGTACAACTGCTGCCGAAAAAGCACAAAAAGAATTTAATGCTTCATTAGGAGCTGAAAAACTGCAACTTGACAATGCCGAGAATAAAGCTAAATCACTAATTGAAACAATAAAATCAGAGACAGCTACTCAATACGATAAGCAAAAAGCCTTGCAGACTCTTCAAAGAATGATGCCTTCAATATTCAAAAATATGGATATTGAAACTCTGAAACTGATGAAACAAGTGAGCTTATACAAGCAACTTGCTGAATGGAAAAACAGACAGGCATTGATTGGAGCCAAGACAAATGTAATATTGCAAAATCAAGAAATAGCAAGACTTGAAAAAGAAAAAAAGAATGGCCCCACTTCATCAATGGAGACTCCAGAGGCTTTCAATGCCAGAATGGATAAACAAATTGAAAAAGCAAAAGCACTCCGCTCTTTGTATGAAAATAGTGTAAATGAAATAATTAATATATCGGATAAAGCCGCTTTTAATGCTCAACCTAAATCAGTTAAGCTACAATCACTAAATAGTGATAAATTAGCCCTTGAGGCAGATATTAAAAAATTAGAAGCCGAAAAGCAAAAAGCAGATAAAGAAGGACGTTTCTTTGGATCTCAATATCTTCTAACAGCAAAGAGAGGACAATTGTCAGAAATCAAAAAGACTATTAGTAGTCTGAACTCTATAACGAAGAAAACTATTCTTGATAAAAACTATTGGGATGATCTTAAAAAATCTGCAACTGAATCCATTGGATCCATAGATTCAAATACGCTGAAACTTTTAAAAAAGGGCAAAACCTCAGGCATTGATAAAAACACAATAGAGCTTTATAAAAAGTCTGTAAGTGATCTAAAGAAAGCAAAAGATAACTTATCTCTTTATGACACAACAGGAAAAGATGAAAAAGCAGCTTCAAAGGCCGAGCTTGAACGAGAAGTTACAGCAAAGAAAATTCAAGATCTAAAAGATAAACAGGCAAGAGAGCAAGCGAGGAAAAGTGAAGATCTTCAGGAACAATTTAAACAGTCTGAAATTGATAAACTGAAAGATGGAGCTGAGAAGACTTTAGCTCAACTTAAATTGAATCATGAAAAGGAGATGATTGAACTTAAGAGGCAAAGAGAAGACTATTTGCAGAAGAAAATAGATGATCAGAAAGCTATTTTTGATGCAAATCCCAAGAATAAAGGCAAACAATTTGATTCTTCAAAGATTAAGCTATCCTTAGGAGAAGATGCCGCTTTTGATATGCTAGAAAGTAATTCACGAATCAAGTTTAAAAATGATCTTGCAGATGCTTATAAAAATATTCTTTCTGATTATAAGACTTATTCCCAGAAAAGGCTTGATATTCAGAAGGAATATAACGACAAGCGGACAGCACTTAAAGAGGCGGGAGGAACAAAAGAAAACTTTGACCAGCTAGACTACATAGAATCAAAGGATTTAGAGGCTATTGATCTTGAATTTGCAAATCAGAAGGATACTTTTCAAGTATGGATGAACCAAATCTCAGACATGAGCCTCGATCAACTTTTAGCAACCTTAAAGAAAGCGGAGGATGCTTTGGTTATGGCTCAAATGACAAGCCATAATTCAGACGGCTCAATTAAAGACACAAATCAGGTGGCTACCTTAAGAGCTCAGATCAAGTCACTCACCGAAAGAATCAAGACACTTCAAAGTGAAGATAAAACCAAAAGGACTACAAAGGAATGGAAAGACACCGAAGAGGTGTTGTCAAAAGTGAACGGAGAGCTTCAAGAAATTGGCAAGAATGTAGGTGGTGCAGCGGGAGAACTTATTTCTTTTGCCGGTGAGCTTTCAATAAATGCCATCTCCATGATAAACAGTATCGTACAGCTTTCAGAGATCAACTCAAAAGCAGTACAGGCTACTGCTACAGGGGCTGCAAAAGCCATCCAGACTGTTGAAAGGGCTTCTGTTATACTTGCTATTATATCGGCAGCTTTGCAGATCCTTGAAAAGATAAAGAGTGTTCTTTCAACTGATGCCTCAGATAAATACGAATTAGAGTATCAGCAGAATAAGCTTGATTTACAACTCAAATATAATGAGGCACTTGCTAAACAGCTTGCTATGCAAGACCAGATGTTCGGAGGAAATAAGTTTTCCAATGCACTTGCTTATGTGGAAGCATATTACAAAGCTCTGAACAATTATGAAGATCAATATGAAAATGCAGTATTTACGAGAATAAAGAAAAAAAGAACATGGGGTGATGCATGGGGCTCAGTTGCAACTTTGGGAGCTTATAGAGGCAAAAGCGGAAGCGAGACGTACACAGTTAATGCACGTGAGAATATGCAGATTCAGACCTCAAAAGGAAACTTCTGGAAGCACTCCAAGTATGCCAACCTTGAATCATGGTTGAAAGATAACGACTACGGTGATTTATTCAACTCTGATGGCTCATTAAATCTTGAACTGGCTAAGTCTGTGGTTACTATGGATAAATTGACAGACGAGACAAAGAAATATCTTCAGAACCTTATCGATTGTCAGGAACAAGTCAATGAGATGAATGAATCCCTTAAAGAGTATATTGATGATACCTTCGGAGAGCTGGGTGATGATATGACAAATGTCATTGTAGATGCATTTAAGAATGGTACAGATGCTGCATATAACTTTAAAAAGGATATCGTTAAAGTATTGGAAGATGTCGGAGCACAGATGGCAAGAAGCTTATTTGTTCAGAAGTACATAACTGCTTATTCAGATGCTTTGACTTCAATTTACCAAAAGGAAAGGAAGGGCACTGAACAGGAAAAAGCCAATGCTATAGCAAATGAAGTTACACAAGCCACTTCTGACTACTTTAAAAATCTTACTGATGCTCAGCAACAATCAAATGATTGGCTAAACCAGTATAAAGATATGGCTTCTAAGTATGGATTTGACCTTTATGCTAACAATTCCTCTCAGGATTCTACTTCCGGAGGATTCCAAGCAATGTCACAGGATACAGGAAGCGAGCTTAACGGACGTTTTACAGCACTTCAAATGGCAGGCGAAGAAATTAAGACTCAAAGCATCTATCAATCAGGTTTACTCACTCGAATGGATGCTAATGTAGGGCAATTACTAACAACAAGTAGTGAAGCTAAGACTTTGATTTCAAGGTGTACAGATGTTGCGGGAGAAATAAGAGATTTAATTTTAAATTCTTTCTATGAATTGCAGAAGATTAGCAAAAATACCGGAACTACCTCTGATAATACAAGCAAAGCAAATGATTATCTCAAGAAAATTGCAGATAAACTATGATTTTACGACATTGATTGCATTGTCGTGGCTGTGATACTAAAAAATTACTTAATCATTTGCATATAATATAAGTTTGCATAAAGAAATCAAGCAGCTATCCTCACAGCTAAAAATTATAAACCCTGCCATTGGGAGAAGTGAGGAGCTTCCTTTGGTGGGGTTCAATTTTTTTAAACTATGTAAGAGTATGAACAATATTCAAATTTTCAATAACGAGCAATTCGGACAAATAAGAATTGCAATGAATGAAAGTAATGAACCTATCTTTTGTTTAGCTGATATATGCAGGATTATAGGTATTAAAGATACTTCTCGTTGTGCAAGTCGTTTAGATGATGATGTGCGTCAAACGCACCCCATAAAAGACAACATGGGTAGAATTCAAAATGCAACTTTTGTAACTGAAAGTGGTCTGTATGATGTTATAATTCGTAGTGATTCACCAAAAGCAAAGCACTTCCGTAGATGGATAACAAGTGACGTCTTACCATCTATTCGTAAAAATGGAATGTATGCGACGGATATGACAATTGAAAGAATGATTGCTAATCCAGATTTTGCGATTCAACTTCTTACTAATCTGAAAGAAGAGAAACAAAAACGATTAGAAGCAGAAAAGAAAATCTATAAAGATGCCCCTAAAGTGCTTTTTGCCGACGCTGTTTCAACTTCTCAGCGTTCTTGTCTGGTTGCAGAATTGGCAAAGATCCTACAGCAAAACGGTGTAAATATAGGCCAAAATAGATTATTCTCTTGGATGCGTGAAAACGGTTATCTGTGTCAGAAGGGACAATACTATAATCAACCCACTCAAAAGGCTATGGAATTAGGCTTGTTTGAAATTAAACAGATTACAATTACAAAACCGGATGGCTCTGTCTTAGTAACTACAACAACAAAAGTTACCGGGAAAGGACAAATATACTTTGTAGATAGAATATTGCAAAAACGATCAGCTTAACGACTTAATAAAGAATTATGAGAGGAGATTTATTTATTAATGGGAAAGATGCATGGGATACTTGGGGAGTAAACATGGGAGAGGACTTTTTGGAGGCTCTTCTTACTCCTTCACCTATGAAAGCTTATGTTGAAAATAAAAGCAGGTTAGAGAATGGTAAACAAGTGGATACAACCAATGCGAGAGTCGACGAAAGAGATATTCAGGTCACAATAACTTTAGAAGGGAGCACTCAAGCTGAATACCTATTAAGATATGAAAGCTTTGTAACAGAGCTTTATAAAGGCCCTATTTTGATGAAGGTTCCAGTTCTTCGGAAGATTTATAAGTTAACCTATGACAGTTCACCTACCAAGATGGGAAACTATGGACTTTGCTTTGGAAAATTCACCTTGAAATTCAATGAACCTAATCCAACTGACAGGGATACAATTTAATTACCGACATTCGTTCTATTGTCGTGTTTGAAAGCTCTAATTATTAGGGCTTTTTTCCGTTTATAATGACCTTTGGGATATGATTGATATAAAAGACATATCCGGCAATATAAAACTTTCCGTACCAGTTTCTGAAAAGGCTGTGCATAAGAAAGAATTGATGAAAGAAGATTATATTCTTCTTACATTCAATACTCGTAATATTGTAGATTTCAATAAAGGAGACAATATCGAATATGAAGGGAAAAGGTATGAGATAGTTACTCTTAGCTTTCCTACAGAAACAGATAACGGATATGAATACGAATTGAAATTTGACTCTCTTGAGAAAAAATGGTCGAATAAGATTTTATTTTATAATAGGCAATATCAGAAAGAAAAAGCTTGGTCACTTACCAGTACTTTAGCTGATTTTTTGGAAATTGTCTGTGCAAATTTAAAGGCTTTAGGATATAAATATAATGGTCTTGATTATACTTACTCTATAAGTTCTGATGTAGCCTCTACATCTCTGTATTTGTCTTTTGATGGGCAGAATATCTTTGATGCCTTAACCGATCTAGCAGAGAAATGGGAAACTGAATGGTGGGTAACAGATAATATTATCCATTTTGGAAAATGCGAATTCGGATCTGAAGTAATGTTCGAAGAAGGGGTAAATATCAACGGAATGACTAGGAGTGAGGGCGATTCAACCTCATATGTTACACGTCTTTATCCTTTCGGTTCAACGCGAAATATCCCATCTTCTTACAGACCTAGTACCGAAGGAATTGTTGTTGAGGGAGTAGTTGAGAAAAGATTAATGCTTCCATCTGGGATAGACCATATTGATGCATGGGAAAATATGAGCGATGCTGATGCAGTTGATGGAGTAGTAGCATTTGATGACGTCTATCCAAAAAGAGTTGGTACTATTTCAGAAGTCACCACAAAGCCATGCACAAATACTGATACAGGCGAGGATGGAAAAGAAACTATAACAAAGTGGAATGCTTATGTTTTTAAAGATTCTGATTTCATATTTGCTAAAAGCTATATTTTACCTAATGTTGAACTAAAAATATCATTTCAGTCAGGCTCACTCGCTGGAATGGAATTTGTTATAGCTAACTTCAATGAAACAGATCAAACATTTGAAATCAAAAGAAATGATACATACGGAATAAATTTACCCAATGACACTCTTAAGCCATCTGTGGGAGATTCTTATGTGCTTTCAGGATACGACACTTCTTTTGTTAATGATACACTTATTCCTGCTGCAGAACAAGAACTATTATCCGTTGCCAGAGACTATTTAGCAAAGAAAAGCATTGATACATCAGTTTATGATTGTCCAACTAATAAAATTAGAGTTAGAGGAATTGTCGATGGGATCTATTCAGATTCGAATGTTCAGGATTTCGAAGTTGGGCAGAAGGTTTTTCTAAAAAATTCGATTTTTCTTAAAAATGGCAGAAGTTCGAGAGTTTATGGATATGAAAAAAAGCTGGATGATAAGTTTGATTGTACTTATACTGTAGGAGAAAGCACAAAATATTCGCGAATTGGCAAAATTGAGGATGAAGTTAAGTCTATAACCTATAAAGGACAATCATTTACGGGAAATTCAGGGAACGGTATTTATTTAATCACAAAATATGATGATACTAGGGCTTCTGATTCTAATGCATTTTCTGCATTAAGATCAAAAGCTGAGTTTCTATCTAAGAAAGAAGCTGGAATAGCAGAAGAAATAATAACTTTTCTAAAGGGTATAAAACTTAGTGATAAACCCCTATTAGATATTATTCGATCGGTAGACAATTCGGTAGAATCAAATACCAATGTGTATTCTGCTGCAAAATCATTATTAAAGTTTATCAAGAAAGATGGTGATACCGTTACCGGACTGTTACAGCTTCTCAAAGGTCTTGATGTCGGTGGGCTTGCTAGTATTGACGAAAAAGGCGATGCTGTATTTCAAAACTTATCTGTTCTGATTAAAGCGGTCATTGCTGATCTTGAAGTTTCTAATTCAACTAAGACAAAAGAGCTGACTGTTACTGATACAGCAACGACGTTGAATTTGATTGTTCAACAATTAGCAATTACGTATGATCTTGAAGTAGATCATGTTGCAACACTATTCAGAACTATTGTCAAAGACTATATTTCGAGCGAAAACTTTGTTTCTGGTTTTGCCGGGCAAGGGATGAAGATATACAAAGCTCTGAACGGCGATTGGAACATGGAAATTGATAACTTAACTGTTAGGAAAATATTCTCTGTGTTCGAATTAGTTGTGCAAAAAGTTGTGTATCAGGGCGGGATGGTTATTCGTTCGGCTGCTGGTGGGAAACTTACAAAGGTAACGGATGGCGGTTCGTATTGGCGTTGCGAGCATGACAGTGCTAATGATTTTGCAGCAGACGATCAGGTGCTTTGTCAGACATTTACAGGCACAACAATAAAGAGATATTGGAGATTAGTCACTTCTGCAGGAGCCGGATATTTCAATTTATCAAAGACTGATTGTGAGGCTAATAGCGCTATACCTGAGACTGGTGATGAAGTTGCAGTACTTGGTAACAGGACAGTTACAGCAAGACAATCGGCTCAGATAGATTGCGCTGTTGGTGATACAGCTCCTTATCGGGATGATTACGAAGGAATTAATAGTTATTCGTTAGATGGTAAGTTGATTCTTCGTAGTGGTAATTTATCCGGGATTGTTGATGCTGTATTTGGTGCTCTTTCAGGCTCTGGATTATATGGCAAAAATGTACGTCTTAAAGGTGATTTCATTTTGGAATCGACTGGTAAAAGCGTATCTACTGAATTATCTGACGTTAAAACTACTCTTTCTGTTTTGGATGGGCGAATAACTGCATCAGTAACAGAAACAAAGAGCTATGCTGATTCGGTTGCGGCTATTGCAAAAAAGGCTGCAATTGATGATGCTGCAACAAAATATACTACTAAAAGCGATTTTAGTGCACAGGTAGATATCTTATCGACTCAGATAACAACGAAAGTTTCTCAGACTGATTTCAATGCGCTAGGTCAAAGAGTGTCAAGCGCTGAGTCAACTATTACTCAGCAAGCTGCACTAATATCTTTAAAGGCTTCACAGTCTGATCTTAACTCTCTTGTTACTCGTGTTGCTTCTGCTGAATTAAAAATAACTTCGACAGCTATTATTTCTACTGTTCAAAGTACCATTAACTCTGCAAAAGATTCGGCTATTAATACTGCCGCTGCTGATGCTACAGCAAAAGCGAATGCTGCACAAGCAACAGCGATTAGTTCGGCTGCTGCTGACGCAACCACAAAAGCAAACAATGCTCAAACAAATGCCATTAACTCAGCAGCTACGGATGCAATAAACAAAGTAAATGCTGTACAAATTGGTGGAAGAAATTTAGCTACAGGAACAGCACAATTTGTTGGTGGAAATATTGCACCCAATTATCAAGGATATGGTAATTCTATTGCTTCTGAAACATTTAGGGGAAATAAAGTTTATAAAGTCACTACTAATTGGTGGGGGTTTAAGTTTCCTAATTTAGCTGATAGTAATCAACCAACAATAATTAGTTTTTATGCTAAAGTTGATGCTGGAATAACATGTAAATTTAGAAGTTCTGGAGCACTTTATGTTGGTTATTCGCATACTTGTTATGGTGATTCTTCTGATGGAGTGGATGGTATTATTTCATCAACAACATGGAAACAATATCATATTTATTTTCCTAATGGTTGTAAATTTAATTACGATTCTGGTGTGGGTATTGTTGAATTTTGGACAACAACAGGTTGTTATTATAGTTCAGTAAAAGTAGAATTAGGAACTAAACCTACAGATTGGACCCCAGCACCTGAAGATGTTGATGCTTCAATTGCTGCGGTTTCAACCGTTGCTAATGCCGCAGTTCCATTGACAATCTATGCCACTAAAATGTCTCAGTTAGATTCAAGTATTAGTTTGAAAGCTGAATCATCCACTGTTAGTGCAATTGAGACTAGATTGGTTTCTGCAGAGACAAAAATAACTCCAACAGCTATTATTAATACAGTTTCGTCAACTATAGACAGTAAAGTAGCAAAAACATTTGTTACTGTTGATGCAACTGGATTAGATATTACAAAATATTATCCAATAGTTATATCATTAAATAGTTCGACAAGACCCTTTGATATAACTGTTGAAAGAAGTTTAGACTATGCAATGGGAGTTCCTTCATGGTCTACGCATGGTAGCGGTTTTTCATTAATGTGTAAATGGACTTCAAATGGATATGGTTGGGGTGCTTTACCAATAAATAGAATAATTCATCTTTTTCAATATTTTTTATCTAGTGTTTTACCTGCTGGTACTATTGGTCAGATGGGCTGTTCTTCTAATGAATACATTTATGTTCGAGGTGGTTCAAAATATAATGTTATTATAGAAGGTGCCTATGGCATTCCTGTTTCTTTAAAGACAACCACATATACAATTTATGGTGAAACAATCAATATTTTAGATGCAGTTACAGCTCCAGTAGTTACAATAACAGAAAAAGCTAATGCAGCTCAGAATGCGGCAATAGCAGATGCTGCATCCAAATATACTACCATCACCACTTACAATACTAAAATGTCTCAGTTGGATAATGCTATTTCATTAAAAGCTGAAACATTAACTGTAAACGCTTTGACTGGACGTGTCGCAAGTGCAGAAGGTAGTATTACTACAATGGCTGGGCAGATATCTAGCAAAGTGTCTACAACGGACTTTAATGGCAATAAAATTGCATCTTTGATTACACAAACCCCTGCAGCTGTTTCGGTGTTGGCTCAAAATATACTGGTAGCCGGAGCTGTTACGTTTTCTATGTTTTCGAGTGATGCTCAGGGTAAAGTTAATACAGCACAGGCAACGGCTGATAAAGCAGTCAGTAATATTACTACTCTGCAAAACAGCCTTGGTGCAATGGCTTATCAAAGCATGGTGTCACTGGCGAAACTCGACACTACTATTGTAGAAGGTGGATATATAAAAACGTCTCTGATTAATGCAGACGCTATTATAACCAATCAGCTTCTTGCTAACAAGATAGCAGCAACAGACATAACAACAAACAGGCTTACAGTAACATCTGGCGCAAAAATTGGTGCGTTTGCTGTAACGGATGGATTATCGTACGATAATGGAAGTGATAGCCTTATAATTGGACCAATGAACGCACGTATTGTTACTTATGATCCCTATGTTGATCAAACGAATACAGCGGTTAATATTATGCAATTCAGTAAGTCGGACATGACCAATTCACTGAACCGTTCCAACTTTACGATCGGCAAAACAACCCACTTAGGAAGAGCAGCTTTCACAAAGAGAGGAACAACAATGAACTCAGCAGATGCTCAGGCTGCTACTGTCATCATAAACGGCGGGCTATTCCTTGATAAAATGGCTATTGATATTGATTATGGTTATCAGGAGATCACAGATATCAATCAACTTAATAATATAACATATAGTTCCCCTAGGAAGTTTATTATTGGTCTGAAATTAGCCAAAAATCAAAACTTAACGTGGGATTTTCTAAATGCCTTATCTGGAGATAATGGATTTGGAGTTATGTACACCTTTATACATTTGTCAGGAGCGCAGTTGGGAGTGCAAGGCATTGGTGGTACTGCATACTTGAATAAACCGGACAAATCAATAACAATTCTGAGTTTGAAATCATTTAATAATCAAACGGAAAAACGATGGATACCTATATCACAAGCAACATGGTGGTAATATTAACATTTTAATAATATAAATATGAAAGTAGATTTTAGAAAAGTAGAAGTAAAGGATATCACAGGCAAAAACAGCGTCCTAGATATCAGTAAAGAGTTAGGCAACGGCATTTTCAATGAAACCGCTGATTTGGGAGAGCTGGAAGTAGCTCGTGAGATTTATAAAAATGGTGAATTTGAAATAAAGGATCCTCAACAAGCGGCAATGCTTAGTAAATATGTAAGGACAGGTTTCAAAGCTTTTATTCAGGAAGCTCTTTGTCCAGTGTTAGATAATTTATTTAGTAACAACAAAAAATAAATAAAATGGAAAATTTAAACCAGATTAGTGAGAATACAGTGAAAAAGTACTCGCTAGAAAAAGATGGCTTTATCTATAAAATAGAAGCAACATTCAATGATAATAAACTCATTAACCTTGAATGTAAGATTGAAGTTAAACAGAGTGATGTGCAACTCGCTTCTGCTAACAAAGGATATATGAACTTTAATCCACCAAATCGCAAGATGATTAATGTAGATAAGGATGTTGATTCAGCTGTTACTGCAGCTACGTTTGAAGAGATTCTTAAAGCGGTAACGCCGGAGGTAACAACAGCATAAATAATTAAAAGAAAGTAGAATAAAACATGAAAGGAATTAGTGAATTAATAATCGTACTGATAATAACGTTTGGCATTTTGCTTACACCATTGTTTTTTATCGGATTTGATTTTTGGGCCGGAAACAGAAAGGCTAAACAACGCGGGGAAGATATAACTTCAGATAAATGGCAGAGAACTGTTGCCAAGATTTCAAGGTATTATAATATGCTTCTTGCATTAACAGTTCTTGATTGCATGCAAATGGCTTGTATATGGTTTTTAGACAACTATTACGGTTATCATTTACCAATGTTTCCTATAATAACTTTAGCGGGGGCTTTTGTGGTCGGTGCTATCGAAGTTAAAAGCATATTTGAAAAGGCTGAAGATAAGGCTAAAAAAGATGCTTCCGATGTAGCTGTATTGGTTTCTGAGGTTATTAAGAGTAAAACAGATCCGGCAGAGATAGCAAAAGCTGTTGTTGAATACATGAATAAGCCAGATGGACAGTAAAGTTATAGATCTAGTAAAGCAAAGCGGTTACAAAGATGTAGCTGCTTTGCTCGCTTTCATTGAGGTAGAGACTGGTGGAAAAGGTTTTGACGAAAAGACAGGAAAGATACTTATTCAGTTTGAGCCGTCTTGGTTTAGAAAGAAAGCTCCTTATGCACCTAGTGGTCTTTGGTCGGTAAATAAGGTAGATGTTCAGGTCAAGGAGTGGGAAGCATTTAATAACGCATTCGCAAAAAACAAAGAAGCTGCCATGGAGAGTACTTCTATTGGTCTAGGTCAAATAATGGGGTTCAATTATACAAGTCTTGGATATACGTCTGTCGGTGACATGTGGGACGATGCAAAAAAAGGTCTTGATAGACAGATTTACCAAATTATCCAATTTGTTAAATCGAATAAGAATCTTCAAAAAGCTCTTGAAGAACGCAACTCTGACAAGATTGCTTGTATCTACAACGGTTCAGGTTATAAGGAACTTGCAAAGAAGTATAATCGTGAACCTTACAATATTTCTTTGGATAAAGCATTTGAAAAATATTCAAACTTATGAAAAAGTTACTATTAATATTACTCGTTATTACCCTTGTGAGTTGTGCAGGTACTAAAACTATTTATGTACCTGTTCAGTCGGTTAGAACAGAATACAAAGACCGTATTAAATCTGACAGCGTACATGTACTAGACAGTGTTTTTTTC